CACCTATGTTTATTTGGTTGGATGACGACATCAAATATGAGCTTAAAGCAGTTGGCACAGGATCAGGCTATCGACTCCATTAGTGATCCTGCGGAGTTAACGCATTCTGAGTTCCAGTCCCACTTACCTTATATGGGCTTGGGCCTAAATTCCTTGACGGTGCAGCAAGAGAAGTTAGTCATGCTCGTTGCATCAGGTATGTCGATTGCAGCTGCTGGAAGAGCAGCGGGTTACTCGCATCGCAACACAGTTTATGACGTGATGGCACGGCCCGAATGTAAGCGGGCGCTAGAGTACTTTCGTGAGCAGGCGCGAGAAAAGGTCAATTTCACGGTGGCTAACGCGCACTCCATGTATATGGAGGCGTACTCCGCATCTGCTACCGCGACCGAGATGAAGAATACGACGGACAGTCTCGTCAAGTTGCATGGGCTGGTGCAGAACGAGCCGCAGACGCAGGTCAACGTGCAGATAAATGCGTCGGCTAAGCAGCTGGAGCGGCTGTCGGATGAGGAGCTGATAAAGCTGGTAGGGAAAGACGAGCACTACTTGGAGCCTGCTGTTGGAGGTTGAAAAACGAGAGTGCAGTGTCTGCAGAACGTTTCAGCCTGAGACGCTGTTCGCAAGCTCTGAGAGTAACGACTGTGTGTATTGCGTAGCTAAGCAGCAAGAGGCTCTTCCTGCTGCGAAAGAGAAAGAGGAAGAAGAGCCGCCCAAGGAGGAGATGAGCCTTGAAGATAAAGCTAAAGCAGAACTGGCGCTACGCATCCTTACTAGAAAGCGTCTGCTCCCGTTTGTCGAACGCTTTAACCCCGATTACAGCGCTGGCTGGGTCCATAAAGACATCTGTCGTCGGCTGGAGCAGTTCAGTCGCGACGTGGCTGAAAAGAAAAGTCCAAGACTTATGCTCTTTATGCCGCCTCGACACGGCAAGAGTACGCTTGCGTCGATTGCGTTCCCGGCTTGGCATCTGGGTCGACACCCTGACCACGAATTTATTTCTTGCTCGTACTCAGGTTCGCTTGCGATGGGCTTCAGTCGTAAGGTCCGTTCGCTACTACGTGATCCTTCCTATAAAACAGCGTTTAAGACGCGCCTTGATCCAGATTCGCAAAGCGCGGAAGCGTGGCTTACTACCGGTGGCGGCGGGTATGTTGCTGCTGGTGTTGGCGGCGGTATTACTGGTAAGGGAGCTCATGTTCTCGTCATCGACGATCCAGTAAAGAACCGTGAAGATGCTGAAAGCCAGAATAATCGCGAAGCTAACTGGGACTGGTACACGTCGACTGCTTATACGCGTCTCGCTCCTGGTGGTGGCGTACTTGTCATTCTCACTCGCTGGCATGATGACGATCTTGCTGGAAAGCTCCTTCGAGCGGGTTCCGAAGGTGGTGATGAGTGGACCGTTGTTAAGTACCCCGCAATTGCCGAAGAAGACGAAGAGTTCCGCACCACTGGAGATGCACTACACCCAGAGCGGTATGACGTAGAGGCGCTGCAGCGTATTCAGCGCGCAGTTGGCCCAAGAGATTGGTCGGCGCTGTACCAGCAGAACCCGGTTGCAGACGATGGTGATTACTTCTCACGAAGCATGATCCAGTACTACGACTCAGACGACATAGATTTGGATCGGATGAAGTTCTACTGCGCGTGGGACTTGGCGATTGGTAAGAAGGATCGTAACGACTACTCGGTTGGCATGGTGGTCGGCATCGATGAGATGGAACATATATATGTTGTAGATGTAGTGAGAGGGCGGTTCGACGGCTTTGAGTTGGTCGAGCAGATTCTCGACATGTACGAGCTGTGGCGTCCGTCCATTGTGGGTATTGAGAAGGGTCACATTGAGATGGCGCTAGGGCCGTTCCTAGAGAAGCGGGTCAGAGAGCGCGGTTTATATGAAGCGTATTTCAAAGATCTGAAAACAGGTAGGCGGGATAAGGAGGCGCGGGCCAGAGCCATCCAAGGACGTATGCAGCAGGGCATGGTGCACTTTCCGCGCAATGAGATATTTACCGGGCCGTTGGTTGCAGAGTTGCTGCGTTTCCCCAACGGGGTGCATGACGATCAGGTTGATGCGTTGGCATGGCTCGGTCTCATGATGACGGAATTTGCGGTCTTTACCGCGCCAGTAATTAGAGAGCCATCTTGGAGAGACCGGCTTGACTACTTAGTGAAAGGATCTGCGACTAGGTCACGATCCGCGATGAGTGCTTGATATGGCTACCTATAAAGCTGTGGAGAAGATGACACCCGCCGAACAGCAGGAGGTCTCGTCTAAACAGTGGGATCGTTACGTTCGCGCCCGTGATAACGGCCACCTTGAATACGTTGAGATGGCTAAGAAGTGCGATGCCTTCTATCGCGGGGACCAGTGGGATGAGTCGGATGTAGCTGCACTAGATGCAGAGGGTCGGCCCGCTTTGACTATTAATACGGTGCTGCCGACTGTAAACACGGTGCTTGGCGAACAGTCCACGCGGCGTGCAGATGTGCAGTTCAAACCGCGCCGTGGCGGCGACGAAGCGGTCGCGCACACGCTGACAAAGTTGTACATGCAGATCGCTGACAACAACAAGCTCGACTGGGTTGAGCAGCAGGTCTTCAGCGACGGTTTGATCCTAGACGGGCGCGGCTACTTCGACGTTCGTATTGATTTCAGCGACCACGTCGAAGGTGAGATCCGCATCACCGCCAAAGATCCGCTCGACATTCTTATTGATCCCGACGCCAAAGAGTCTGACCCCAAGACGTGGAACGAAGTCTTCGAAACGAAGTGGATGACGCTGGATGAGATCGAAGAACTCTACGGTAAGAAGAAAGCGGAAGAGCTGCGTTTCATCGCCGAGAACGGTAACGGCTACGGGCGGGATTCAATTGAGTACGAGGAGAATCGCTATGGCGATCTCGATAGTACTGACGATTATCTAGGGGCTGGTATTCCCGGCGACGATGAATATCGCAACGTGCGGGCGCTTCGGGTCATCGAAAGACAGCACAAACGAATGACCCGTGTGATGTGCTTCGTGGACCCTGAAACAGGCGACACGAGAGATGTACCAGAACCATGGTCCGAGGCAAAGGCCAAGAAGTTTGCCAAGCAGTACAGCTTAAACCTAATCCGAAAAGTTAAACGAAAAGTCCGATGGACAGTGACATGCGACAAAATAGTACTTCATGACGACTGGTCTCCTTATAACGATTTTACCATTGTGCCTTACTTTGCTTATTTTAGGCGCGGTAGACCTTTCGGTATGGTGCGTAACCTCCTTTCGCCGCAGGAACAGCTAAACAAAATAGCCAGCCAAGAGCTGCATATCGTTAATACCACAGCTAATAGTGGCTGGATGGTAGAAAGCGGATCGCTGGTGGGTATGTCAGCCGATGACTTGGAAGAGCACGGCGCTGAGACCGGTCTGGTACTTGAGTACAACCGTGGCTCTACACCGCCCGTGAAGATACAGCCAAACCAGATCCCTACTGGTCTGGATCGTATCAGCCAGAAAGCGGCGCTAAATATTAAAGCTATTAGTGGTATCAACGATTCGATGTTGGGCACCGACAGTGCCGAGGTATCGGGCGTTGCTATTCAGGCCAAGCAGAACCGTGGCGCGATAATGATCCAAGTGCCGCTGGACAACCTGCGTAAGACTCGACAGTACCTCGCCGAGAAGATTTTAGACTTGGTGCAGACGTTCTACACAGAGCGGCGCGTCATCATGATCACCAACGAAGAAGACCCGCTTAAACCACGCGAGCCGATGGTCATCAACGAGATGACACCCGAAGGGCAGATCATTAATGACCTGACTATCGGTGAGTACGACGTAGTTATCTCCACCGCGCCCGCGCGCGACTCGTTTGATGAGGTGCAGTTTGCCGAGGCGCTTAACTTGCGTCAGGTTGGGGTCGCCATCCCAGACGACGCCATTATTGAATACTCGCATCTGGCGAGAAAGCAGGAGCTTGCGAAGCGCATCCGTGTACTCACCGGTCAGGAACCACCGACACCGGAGCAGGCGGAAGTTATGGCGATGCAGCAGCAGATGGCTATGCAGCAGTTGCAGCTTGAGATTGCCAAGCTCGAAGCGGAAGTCCGTAAGTTGCAGTCCGACGCGGCGGTCAACATCGCCAAGGTACAGGATATGACTGACGTACAGCCGCAGCTGCGCCTCACCGAGCTGCAAAGTCAGATTGACACCAAGATGGAAGAACTCCAGTTGCGTCGTGATCTGGCGGATCTTACGAATCAGACGCGTCAGTCCCAGGCGGAGACTAATGCTGCAACACGAATCGCTGCAACGGCGATGCAGACCGCTGCTAAGAAGCAGTCTGCAAGGCCGGGGCCGGTAAACATCCCTAACTCGCCTAACAATCAATAGGAGATTGCAAAATGGCTAAGAAAGAAACCCCTGAAGAGCAGTTTGATACGGTATTTGACGTAATGCCCGGTGCAGAGCGCGATACTGAAGAAGTCGAAGCAGTAGATATGAACTTTGGGCTGGGCGAAGAGGAGCCAGAACCCGAAGAACCCGAAACCGAGGAGCAGGAGGAGCCGGTTGCGGAGGCTGAAACGCCTGAAGAAGAGCAGGAGGAAGAGGAGGTAGTTGCCGAAGAGACCGAAGAACCGGTCGCAGAGGCTGAATCTGAGCCAGAACCCGAGCCAGAACCCGAGAAAAAAGAGCACATGGTCCCTAAATCTCGGCTGGACGAGGTGTTGCAGAAGCAGAAAGCCCTGCAAAAGCAGTTGGAGGACATGAAAAAAGCGCAGGAACCCCCTGCAAACGCGCCTGATCCTTACGATTTTGACTCAAAAGAGCGCGAGTACATGAATTTGGTGCTCGATGGCAAGGAAGCAGACGCGGTCAAGCTCCGCCAAGAGATCCGAAACGCCGAAAAAGCGCAGCTTGAGTTCGATATGAACGAAAAAATGCAGCAGACCGTGCAGCACAACGCACAAGCTACAGCGTTACAAGCGGCTGCAAACGAGTTAGAGGCGCAGTTTCCGGTATTTGACCAGAATTCTGAGGCTTATAACGAGGGTTACACGCAGGAAGTCATCGGTTTGCGTGACGCGTTCATCATGCAGGGCTACGACGCGGTAGATGCGTTGACTAAAGCGGCAAATTTCGTCATTAAAACAAACGATTTGGCCGCTCCAGAGCCTACAAGTAGCACTTTGGATGCACGAACTGCGCCGAAACAGAAGCCTGTGGACGAAGTTGCAAAAAAGCGGGCTGAAGTGAGCAAAAAACTGAAGGCTGCAGAGTCACAGCCGCCCGAATTACCCGGTGAGAGTTCTGCCGCGCGGGGCGAAAGGGCCGTGGACGTATCCACCATGTCTGAGGACGAGTTTAACGCTCTGCCAGACGCCACAATCAAACGATTACGAGGGGATATTTTGTAATGGCTGAGAAAAAAGACTCCCGGCTCGCGAGGGCGGGTGTGTCTGGGTACAACAAACCCAAACGCACTCCGTCTCATCCCACTAAGTCACACATTGTTGTGGCTAAGTGTGGTGGCAAGGTCAAAACCATACGTTTTGGTCAGCAGGGGGTCAAAACCAACCAGACGGTTGGGCAGCGCAAGGCGTTTAAGTCGCGCCACGCTAAGAACATAGCCAAAGGTTGCCTTTCAGCGGCTTACTGGGCTGACAAGGTGAAGTGGTCGCCCAGTAAGACGAAGTCGTCATCAACCAAGTGGAAGAAAGGGAGTTAGTTATGCACGACGGAAAACCATGCAGCGCAAAGCGCGGCAAGAAGAAAGCCTCGACTAAGAAGAAAGCGAAGGCTAAAAAAACGGCAAAGTAGCGTTAGGTCTTGCGCTTAAATATTACCGGCGCTAATATATAGTTAAGATTCGTATGCCTAAACGATAGAAGGCCGTGTCGTACACGTTAAAACCGACCTCCGCCTGCACAGGCGTTAAACCTGCCGAGGTCGCGCCTCGCTAATAAGCGCTAGTTCGTCGCCTCACGATACGGGGAAACGGATTAGCCGCTCCATAAGTCGGCTATGAGTGGGCGTATGCCCGTCGTATTTATCGCAAAAGGAGGCCTATCATGGCTTTAACTAATTTTGCGGCGCTGACTACTGAACAGTTAACAGCATGGAGCCGCGATTTTTGGCGTGTTGCTCGCAACGCATCTTTCATTAACCAGTTCGCCGGTAGTGGCTCTAACGCCATGGTCCAGCGAGTCACTGAACTCACCAAGTCTGAGAAGGGCACCCGCGCTGTATTGACCTTGCTCGCCGACATGACCGGAGACGGTATCACTGGTGACAACACTCTGGAAGGTAATGAAGAAGCTCTCAGAAGCTACGACATTACTATTCAGCTTGATCAGCTGCGTTTCGCGAACCGAATCGCTGGCCGACTGGCTGACCAGAAGTCTGTCGTCAACTTCCGTGAGACCTCTCGCGACATGCTGGCGTATGCCATGGCTGACCGCATGGACCAGCTAGGGTTCTTGACGCTGTCTGGTGTTGCTTACACGCACAAGACGAATGGTGGTCTGCGCCCCACTTCAGCATCCGCTGGGCATGAGTTGGTAGACCTAGAGTACGCGTCTGATGTATCTGCGCCTACTGCTAATCGTCACCGCCGTATTTCAGGTAACGACATCGTTGCTGGAGATACCACGGCTGTAACGGCTACCGACAAGCTGGGCTATCGCCACATTGTAGAGTTGAAGGCTTACGCCAAAGACAACTACATCCGTGGTCTGCGAGGTCAGGGCAATCAGGAGCTGTTCCACCTGTTTGTCACTCCGCAGCAGATGGCTAACTTGAAGCTTGACGCTGACTTCCTCGCTAACGTTCGTAACGCTGGCGTTCGTGGTCCTAACAACGAGCTGTTCTCAGGCTCTGCTTCACTGATGGTTGATGGTGTGATGGTCCATGAGTTCCGCCACGTCTTCTCAACCGAAGGTGCGACGACCGGTACTTCCGGTAACGCTGGTGCCGCTGGCTATAAGTGGGGTGCTGACGCTGACGTAGTTGGTGCACGCGCGCTGTTCTGTGGTGCTCAAGCGCTCGCCATGGCTGACATCGGTCTCCCAGAGATCGTAGAAGATACTTTCGATTACGAGAACCAAGCTGGTATCTCAATCGGCAAGATCTTCGGCCTGCGTAAGCCTAAGTACAACAGCGACTACAACGGCTCTGTTGAAGACTTCGGAGTTATCTGTCTCGACACTGCTCAGTAAACCTGATCACCCCCTCTTCGGAGGGGGTTTTTCTTTAAGGATTAAGTGATGAAAGTGATTTCCGACAAAGATTTACGAGTGACGACGCTAGGTGGTACGGCGGTGTTACTCCAAGCCGGGGTTCCACGAGAACTCGGAGACGACATAGGCCTGAAGGCCATAACCATGGGTGCAAGACGTGCAGATGAGCCTTTAGTCACCCATGAAGTCGTGATCGATGAACCATTAATCACGAAGGATGAAGAGGAAGCATTAGTCGGAGTCATGAATGATCTGATCGATTCAGCTGACCCTGACAACTTTAAATCAGACGGCACTCCGAAAGCGGCTGTCGTAAATAAAGCAGCCGGTAGGACAGTCCCACCGGAAGAGCGCGAACAGGCTTGGGAACAAGCGCTTAATTCTTAACGAGGAAAGATAATGGCCGTTTCAGTAGCAAGTGTTATCGATAGAGTTCAAGTTACCTTGCAGGATACAACTGGTATCCGGTGGCCCGAAACGTCCGAGCTCATTCTTTGGGTGAACGACGCGCAGCGTGAAATAGCGCTGCTAAAGCCCGACGCATCTGCCACTAATGACACGATTACGCTTGTCACTGGAACAAAGCAGTCGATCCCAAGCGCGGGGAACCGGCTGTTGCGCGTGGTACGTAACATGTCTGCTGCGAGCGGGGGTACTGGAAAGCGTTCTATTCGGTTAGTTTCGCGCGAGATTCTTGATGCTCAGACACCTGATTGGCACGACCCGACTGTATCAGGCGATGCAGCACATGGATCTGTCGTCAAACACTACATGTACGACGAGCAAGACCCACGTAATTTTTATGTGTACCCCGGCGTAAGTGGGAGTGCTTATATAGAAATTGTCTATTCTGCTAATCCAACTACTGTCACCGCAAGCGACAATCTGTCTATCCCAGATATTTATGCCAATGCGGTTATGAACTACGTGCTGTATATGGCTTACATGAAGGACGCGGAATACGCAGGTAACAGCCAGCGTGCCGCGAATCATTTCCAGCTATTTACAGCGTCTGTAACAGGCAAAGCGCAGGTTGATCTCATCACAACGCCGAACGCCGAGTCACGTTCAAATCCTAATCTGACTGCCGGTGGGCAGATGATGGCTCAGTAAATGGCGATACTTTACGAATCGTTACTCCCCGAGGTCATCCCTATGGTGCCGGGGTGCCCCGATACGCTAATCGAAAGCAATATTCGAGCGGCGGTGATAGAGCTGTGTGAAAAGGCGGGGGTATATCAGGCTGAACTTGACCCAGTGACTACTGTAGCGGGGCTGTACGAGTACGACCTTGAACCCCCCGCGAACACGGTAGTAGAAAAGGTTCTGTGGGTAGTACACAAGGGCAAGGATCTAGAGCCGATATCTACTGGTCTCTTGGAGCAACGTAAACCCAGCTGGCGGGATGCGGATAAGCGCGGCGAGCCCGAGTATTTCGTGAAGCCCTCGCAGGCGCTGTTTTGGCTAGTGCCTGTCCCAGACGAAACCATTGTATCTAGCACTGTGCTCCGTGTGCAGCTGAAGCCAACGCATACTTCGACAGCATGCGAAAACGAGATCATGGACGACTACCGAGACACCATTATCAATGGAGCGCTGTTCCGTTTGCTTCGTCTGCCAAGCAAAGAGTGGACGGACTACGCGGGCGCGCAGGTGTACGGCAGTTTGTTCCAGCAAGGCATCAAAGATGCTGAAACAAAAGCGCGACATGGCGACATGCCTATCGCAAGGAAGGTCCGGTACGGAGGAGTTCACCGGTCCTATGGTCTTTCTAGGAAGAAGTATGGACGAGAAATCGCGTGACCCAGTTATTGCAGATATTCGCGAGCATTGGGGTTGGGTTAGGCCGGGGCTTGAAGAGATTCTTAATGAAGATCCCTTTATTGATGTCATCCCCGAAGACGTTTTTACGGCATGCAAAACAGAGTCTGCACATCTGTGGGTTACAGATGATGGGTTTGTGGTAACGACGGGGTTGACTGACCCTTACAGCGGTAAACGAACATTGCTGATTTGGTTCGCTTGGGCAAAAAAGAAAGGCATGAACATAGCGGCACAGTGCGTAGGGTTTTTTGAGCAAGTTGCTTACGACGCGGGTTTTAGTTCTATCGAAGTAAGAACCCGCCACGAGCAACTAGGTGAGTACATAGAACAGTCTGTTGGTTGGGAAAAAGAGACAGTTGTCTACAGAAGAGATTTGAGAAATGGGTAGTACACCAAGTCAATCCGATTACAAACCAAGCGAAGCTGACAAGGCGAACGCATCGGTTGCCATGGCTGAGTATCGGTTCTTCAAGCAGAACTATGACCCACTTCTGCAGCAGATGCGCGACAAGTCTATGAACGAGGACTTTTCAGCAACGCTGCGGGGCCGTGCTAATGCCGACACGATGCAAGCGTTAACGCCGTCTGGCTACAGAAGTACCCAGATGAGTGATTTACCTAGCGATATAAACACGGCGTTGCAAGGACAGCTGCAAGGAGCCAGCGCCGCCGGTAAAGAGATCCAGAATACGATGCAGACTAACGTACTTGGTACAGCGCGCGGACAGGCTGCGGACGCACAAACAGGCATGGCGCAAGCAGCGCGGTTAGGCACATCTGAAGCGCTTGCTAGAGCGCAAGCTAAGCAGACCGAAAAAGACGCGTTGTACGGAGCCGCTGCCCAATTAATTACATCTGCTGCGCTGCAGGGCTTTGACAATATGCAGACGAGCGGCACAAAAGTAAATATGGGTCCGTCTACCAAGGTTCAGGGCTCGTTCTTCACGCCAGTTGATAAGCAAGGCAAGCCGATCACAGGGTTTAAAAACAGGTTCACTTACGGGACGGGTGGCTAATGATTAGTTTAGGCAATCTAGGCAATATAGATGCTGCGCGCGTAAGAGCGATTCAAGACTCATACATGACGGGCGCTGTAGATCCAGAGGATGGGGGGATTGGTGCTGGCGCTGCTGGGGTAACTGGGACTACTGCCGGAACGACCGCAGGCGCCGCAACAGGCGGCGGGACAGGGTATACCGGCCCACGCGGTGGATACCCCGGTATTTACAACACCGGCAATAATCTGCCAGCTGTTTCTGATCCCGACAAGGCTTACGCTGATCTGACTCGGCAAGAGTATCTCGACTACATCACGAACTACCGTGATTTTGAGCTTGACCTGATTAATAAAGCGACGACGGACACGAGCCTGATTGATCAAGCGAGAGAGGACCGCGAGAAAGCTTCGGCGCTTACTGCAGGCATGGCTGAACGAAATCGTAGTCGGTACGGGGCGGCGTTGACACCCGTGCAGCAACAGCAGCAGGACCGGCGGCTGCAGTTAGGTAACACCCTGGGGGGTATACAGGCGGTGAGCGACGCCAAAATTGCTCAGCGAGAGTCGAATACGCGGCTGTTGTCTGACTTGATAAATATCGGGCAGGGCGTAAACCGCTCCAGTCAGCAGCAGCTTGCGACATCTGCTGCTAACAAGGTGCAGTTAGATAACGCATACCGTCAGGCCAAAGCGAATTCCCGAGCACAAACCTACAGCACCCTAGGCACTTTGGGCGCTATGGCAATTTTTGCGTTCGCGTTTTAAGGGGTAAGTGATGTCAATTGCTGAAGGGGCTACCAGCGCGATTTCTATGTTTCAAGCTATGCAGAGAAACCGCATGGCTAGGGACGAGCTTGAGTATCAGCGGCAGCAGGATGCGATAAATCGTGCGGATCGGCTAGCAGAATCACGGGCGCTTGCTGAATATCGGAGAGATATTTTAGATGGGCAAGAAGCAACGAGGGCGTTAGCAGAAAGACAATACGACGAAGCAGCTCCGTTTCGGGCACAAAACTTACGTAAAACAACGGCTGAAGCTGACCGCGCAGAGGTACAGGCCAGATCTGAACTGCTTACACACGATACCCGAGTAAACACGGATCTGATTGACGGGTGGACTAGTCAGAACCTTATAAATCCTAATGATTGGACTCTGCTAGACAAGCGTAGGCTAGCGGAAGGTATTCGAAATGGAGACAAGACCTCTACAGATTTAATACTTAGTCAAGCAAGTAGTCAGCTAGACCTACCAACAGGTTCGACGGCTGTTGGGTTAGATCGACTACCGAATGGGAATTACGTCGTCAGAGTGAAGAATAGTGATGGGTCTCCAGGGGTTGTTACTGGCCCTGATGGTAGCAGTGACCCTAATGCTAAACCGGCTCAGTTTACTGCGGAGCAGTTAGCAGGCTTAGCTGAAGTGGGTTACCAGCTCGGTACGCTCGCAGCGAGCAAATATGACCCTATGCTGCTTCGCCAGTTACAAAATAAAATAGGCTTAGATGCGGATGCCGCTGAAATAGATGCCGCACTTAGCTCTGCTGCTTACGGAAGTCAGGTGGTAAAAAGTTTGCCAGCCGAGGCGCAACGATCCGCTATGAGTGTGATCGCTGCTGCTGAGACGGTCGAAGAGCGCGCCGAAGTGATAGATGCGATAGCACAAGATGCCGGTATGCCGCCACAAGCGCAGGCTTTGTTAGAGCAGCGCAGACAGGCGCAAGAAAAAGGGAAGCTGGGCGGCAATCGGGAACGTACTACGGCAAGAATTGCTGAAATCGATGCAGAACTCGCTGAGCTTGGTTTTAACAGCAGTGGTGCTCGCACGGAGGCGGCGAATCTTGTTGCCGCCACAGAAAGTGCGTCTGCAGAAGAGCTAAGTCAGGCCATTCAAAGCGGGCAACTCAAAGTCACGCCAGAGGTCACTAAATTAACTGCGGATATGCTCCGTGGCAAAGGTATCGAAGAACTCCAGCAGCTCAAACGGCTCAACAACACTGAGCGCTCTTTAGCTATTGCGGTTATGGCGGCTTCGACAACAGATCCAGCAACTCAGCGCGCTTTGTTAGACAACATAGATAACATCATGGAAACCGGCTCACCGTCCATGAGCCGGAAGGATAGTATTAGTGCCAGACAGACTGATGAGCAGATAACCCAAGCCGAGGAAAGGCTCGCTCAGTCGGAAGCGCGGTTACGGATTGATATGGCTAAATTTAGGCGCGAACTTTCGAAAGACGGTCAGGCTAGAACTGATGGAATGGTTGAAGGCCTGCAAGAAATAAGAAAAACGACCGAAACTATGTTTTTCGATGAAAACGGAAAGTTCAGAGACCCGTGGTCCGGTTCTGCACCCATAGCAGACAAGTGGGCAAAAACAGTTTTGCCTGACCTTCAAGCACAGCTATCGAAGATAGAATTAGGTAGAGATGGACAGCCCATAAACCCTGATCAAATAGCAGAATATCAAGCGCTGCGGGCCGCAATAACGCAAGGCGTTGGTCTGTCATTAGCCGCCTACGCAAATAATTTTGATTGGTTTACGTCTATTGGGGTTCTTCCGGTCCCAAATCTTGGCGACATATTGAATCTTAGAGGCTGGTTGCCGTTTGATCGCGGAGAAGCTGATCAGTCTGCGGTTTCCACTGATTTTATAGGCGACCGTATCGAATTGGTTACGGCAGACGGTAGCATCAATGGCCGACCTAAAACATTTTATTACCTCGACGTTAGGGGAAATCGTACAGACCGAGGCGTAGATGCAAGTGAAATAGAAGCAAATCTCGGGAAAGAAATGTATACCTGGATGGTAGACGCTGGGAGACGCCGGTTATCACGGATTGCAGAAGAGGGTAAGTAAGTGGCCGTCGATCCGCTGCGTCAGTTTCTAGAGGCTGATTTTCCTGCGGATAATCAGGAGCCTATAGATCCGCAAGGTGTAAGCAATGCACCGCGCGCAGCTTTACCGTTACCGGGAGTATTTGACGCGCAAGTCAAAGCCTCTACGGCGGGTTTTGAGGCTGATCTCGAATACTTTAAAGCATTGGGTAATACACTCATAGGCGACGACGAGGCTGCAGTTGAAAATATTCGGCAGGCTCGTTACGACGAAGTCCGTGCGGCAAATGCTTCAGAGGGGATACAGCCTTTCGAAGAGTTTTTAGACGCGCCTACTTGGGAAGGATTTGCAACTCAACTAACCAAAGCACCTGCACAGCTTCTTCCGTATGCCTTAACTTCTATTGCGGGCGGTGTTATAGGCGGAGTAACGGCGGTGGCAGGCAAAGCTGCTTTCTCGACTGTCACGAAAAAAGCCGCCGAGAAAATTGTCAAAGATGCCCTTCGTAAAACAGCCAATAAAACAGCCACGCCCGATGAGCAAAAACTAGCGCAAGCTGCCTACACTACATTCAAACGCGGGGCTATTACCGGTGCTTTCGGATCTGAGTTCGTGCCACTAGCAGGGTCGAATTTGTCCGAAGCGTTAGATTCCGGTCAGGAGTTGGACCGTGGTCAAGCTTTGCGAGCAGCGGGCGTTGCGGTCCCGCAAGCCGCATTAGGTGTTGGGGGGGATGTCGCTTTCCTAAAATTGTTGGGCGATGTTGCAGCGCGACGGACTGTAAAAGCAGACAGTATTTATGGTCAGTTAGCAGCAGATATTAGTCGTAGTGCCGGAAAAGGGGGCGTCATTCAAACAGCCTCTGAAATGGCCCAAGAAGAGATCGCCATACAAAATCGATTTGACCTCGACGAAACCTACACACAGGAAGACGCAAATTTACGAAGATTAGAAACCGCGTTCACATCACTTATTGGAGGAACAGCGTTAGGTGGTACTACAGGAGCGGCTGGTTCTGTAGTTGGAAATCGTAATGAGATCGCGCAAGCTGTTGGTGAATCTCTGTCGCAGCCGGTGAAAGGTGCTACGGAACAGGTAGCGACAATATTTGATAAAGCCCGCCGTTATATGGATGACGCTCAGACGCAACGCACTGAAGAGGCGATTGCTGAAGAGACGGTGGGCGACGTACCAGAGGGACAGACTCAGCCCGAAGCGGCGGCGGACATTAATGCTCAGCTGAGCGCAATGGTGAACCCAACCAGTAAGAAGCAAGCGGTATGGGTATCTGGTGATGAAGCTCAGTACAGCGCTCGCCCCAACAAATCCACTGAGATTACTGTAGATGGTCAGCTGGCATTTGCAGCTTTCATACCCGGTCGTGGGACAATCGTCAGTACTAGTCGGAAAATAGTCGACGAGGTAGTAGCGTCTGGAGCTTCAGATGAGGCGGTCGGTGCCGCGCTTGGGTATAGCAACGTAAAACCCCAGAGTTTTGGAAGCGGTGAATCGTTGTTAGTAGCGCGGGCGCTAGATGCAGACGGTAACGTCGTCTCTGAGGAGCTAGCCAGCGAGGACACCATAGACGCGGCTATGGAGGCAGCGCGCGGCTTGATGCCAGAGGGCGGCAGCGTGCAGCGCGTCGATGCCGAACAAGCACTCGAAGAGCGCGCCAAGCGGTTTAATGGAGAGCGAGGACCGACTGTAGAGCCTGTCGATGACGACCCTGACTCTTTCGACGCTCCCGATCAAACAGAAACACCTACATTTGGCTCTGAGTTTGAAGAGTTGTCTGCCTTGAAGTCAGAGCTCGCGATGACTGAACAGGAAGGTGAGCGCACCATAGTCGAAACTTATGCGCCTAAGACTGATCCTGCGCGAACGTTCGACAACACTGAACAGGCTAGAGCAGATTATGTAGCGGCGTTTGGTGAAACAGACTTCAATTCGCCAGAGTTTGCGGGCGTCAGTGAGTCTACGTTAAATCGCGCGGTCCAAGAGTCCCGAAATAACCCGAACTCAATCGTTGAGATCACCAAGAACCAAGACGGGCAGTTTGAGGTTGTGCGGACAGATTTTGACAAGCTTTATCGGTTCCAAGCTGGCGGCAAAGAGCTGCGTCTTACGCTGCCTGAGTTTATTAGCCGGGCTATTACTAAGGCGAAGCAGGGCAAGTTCTCGCGTCAGTCTGGCGTTGTTTTAATCGCGCCTGACGGTAAGACCCATCGCATCAATCTGGCAGACCTGACTTTCTCTGGGCAGAGGTTGGTAGAGAACAGAGAAGGTAAGCCCTTTGTCGGCGCAGAGCCGATACAGTCCGCACAGCAAGGCCTGTCAGAAGTGCTGGGTGACCTACTTCTTGAGGGGTATCAGGTTGAGGTGCTCGGTCAGCCTATAAATGAGGTGTTAAGTGGTCGGGTGGACGAGCGGTTAAATGTACCCGCCGCTAGGATCGCAGGGCAGACGGTTGGTCTCGCGGACCTGTTTAACGGTGTGAAAGATCCCGGCAAACAGCGGTTCCTTACCGAAGATCAGAAGGCTGAAAATAAACGTCAGTTGCGTCAGACCTACAACGACCCCGCACTGCGGCAGATCGTGCCGTATCAAATGCCCCGCGAGACACGTAGCGAGGAAGTAGTCCCAGGTGACCCTGACTACGTTGAGGGACAACGTACCTTTAGGCAAGTGCCGATAGAACAAGCTGCCGAGGGAAGGACAGAGACAGAAGTTTTTGCTGGCGACCCCCGCGACGATATCGATCCTGATCGACGCACTGGCTCCGCACCTTCTACTGGTACAGGAGAGACAGCAGCGGACCCTGTGTCTGTGCCCCCACCGCGAGAAGATCCACAGGGCTTTGACGACCCTCTTGTGCGAAGCCTAATCAACGATGCGCTCGACGCCGTTAAGCTCGTAAACCCCCCGCGTATTTTTAATCTGGAGCGACTGACGCAGCTGTCGGACGCGCAGCTTTCTCGGTTGTTTTCCGAAGTCGAGCTTGTTGCAGTGCAGCGAATGATACAGCGGCAGCTAGACAATCTTGAAATTGGCGGCAGTTACGACGGCAAAGTAAATATCGCTGTTATTAACCCGACTGGCAACGCTCTTAGTGATGCTATGACAGCTGCCCATGAAATCGGACACGCGGTGTATCAGCAGGAGCAACAGGCCGCGTTAGAGAACGACGCACTCCGACCACGGCTTGTTGAGTCTTACAAACGACATCCCAAGCATGATCGGTATGTCGAACTCTACGGCTTCGAGAAAGGCTTTGAAGAGTGGTACGCAGATCAGCTGTCTCGCTGGGCGACTAAGCGGTACGCAAATAAAGCCGCCAAAAATATGGTTGATAAGCATTTCAAAGAGCTTGTAGAAAAGCTCAAAAAAATGTGGCGAGCCATGAAGCAGGGATTCCGAGCACGTAAAGGACCAAAATCACCCGAGTTTGAACAGTACATCGAAGGCGTGGTGGCTTCTAAGAAACAAAGCGCGTTCGTAAATGAAGTAGTGCGAGGGCAGGTTAAGTATCAGTACGGGGGCAGGCCAGCGCCTACCCAAATAACTGGGCAAGTTCAGGAAGATGCAGGTCCAGCACCCTCAGAGCCACCGCTTACCTTTACCGAAAAAGCCATGCCGCATGCGGTTAAAGAGGCTGTCGTCAAAGAGGGCGGCGAAGCGTTGGCGCGCCACTGGGAACGCAGCATTAGCCGTGCGTCTCGACCTTTGATGAAGTTTGTTGCAACCGCAGACGGCGTGCTGCGAATGCATGCAGGAAACCGAGTCGCGGACATGTTTTACCGTCGCTCTCAAGAAGATGGGTCTGGCGGTAATTTAGGCATGTTGCGGGCATCGGCGTTGAAAGTGGCAGAGTTTCAGAACACATTCGAAGATACGGTCGGAAGTTTAGATGACCCAGAGGTAAAGGATGCGTTGCGTGAGGCCGCGTCGTCTGACGCTACAGAGACGCTGTCTCCCAAGGCTCAGCAAGTGAGACAGTTTTTACAAGACGTGTATACCGACTATATCCAGCCGTCGAATACAGACATCGGTTTCCAGAAAGATTACTTCCCGGTCTTGCTGAACATGCTGGAAATTGAAAACCGGACGGAAGAGTTCAAGAACTTGATTCTTGCTGAGCAGCAAGGCATCTCACCAGCCCGTGCAGAGGCGGCTATCTATCGGTTGCGACAGTACAGCCAAGCGATGCGCGACGACAAGCCGGTTGATTATGACCCTACTAACCCAGCGGCAGGCGTTGAGCAGGACATTATGCTCACGCGCGGTATCGACCGTAAAACGCTACAAGACGCGGGCTTCCTGCAAGAACCAGAGGAAGCGTTGGTGTCCTATTTGCGCCACGTTGCAAAGCGTGTTGAGTTCAACAAAGCAACTAACAACGGCCTCGCGCTGAAAGAAGAGCTGTCGAAACTTTCTGAAGAGGATAGAGCGGCAACGCTAGAGGTGCTGAATGCTTACATGGGCTATCAGTCCAGTCCGATCAGCCCGCTATGGCGAAAGCTCAACAGCTACGGTCAGTTTCTGCAGTTCGTCACGATTCTGCCTTTTGCCACTATTGCGTCACTCACCGACCTTGCGGGTCCGGTAATCAACTCAAAAGAGTTTTCTCTTCATACCTTCGGTATGGCGATGAAACAGATCAAAGACGGCTTGCGTGATCCTGAAGAGCGAAGACAGTTTGCAAGGGATGTTGGGGTTGTAACGAACGAGACCGTCGCTAATGGCTGGGTCACTCAGGCCGAGCAGGATTACATGGACCCGAAAGTTCGAAAGCTGTCGGACGCGTATTTTAGGGTCATCATGCTGGATCAGTTCACGCGGTTTAGCCGTGAGTTTGCAGCAGGCATGGGTGCTTCATTTATCACGCACCATGCGCGGAACGAATTTGATAACCCCCGTTCTGAGCGCTACCTGCGTGAGCTCGGTCTGACTGCCGAAGATGTAAACAAGTGGAACAAAGAGGGCCGTAAGTTCTCGACCCCTGAAGGTAAAAAGGTGAAGCAGGCCATCCAGCGTTTCACTGAGTCTTCGATCCTGCGACCCAATGCTGCTGAGCGACCGATCTGGGCATCTGATCCACGGTGGGCGTTGGTCTGGCAGTTGAAGTCTTACTTCTACGCTTATTCAAAAGTCATCGGCGGCGGAATCGTTCGAGAAGCGCAGTCGCGGATGGCAGAGAACCCCGGCGAACTCAACGCGGCGCAGATTAGCGCGACGCTGAGTGTGTTCGCATTGGCAGCGGTCGCAACGATGCCGCTCGCCATGTTGGGCATGGAACTGCGCGAGTACGCGAAGACAGGGCTAGCGTGGGCGCTCCCCGGTGTCGAGCCGAAAGCGCGGTACTTCAGAACCGACCGCATGGATTGGGACGAGTACCTGTTCGAGACCATTGACCGGTCAGGTTTCTTAGGCCCGCTGTCACTTGGAGTAATGGCACATCAACAGTATGAATGGGATGGCCCGATTGGCGGGGCCACTTCAATTCTTGGTCCAACTGCAGAAACGATCACAGAAGCGTTAGAGAACGGTTGGCGTGTAGATCGCACGTTAAAAGATCGCTTGTTACCTGTTTACAACGTCCTATGAGGGGAAGGTCATGAAAAAAACAGCACTAGCAGCATTACTCGCGGCAAGCGCCGCGTCAGCGGAAACCGTTATTAACTATGACGACGGGTCTACATACACGCTGAAAACTAATCAGGAGATTTACATCAGCACTCCAAATAGCGCTTTATTCAAGCGGCAACTGATGAAGAACAAGGATACGTTTTTTCGTGTCCAAAAGCCTTGGTCTAAGCGTGATTATGTCCCCGATCCAGATGGTACTGATGACATGGCTATAGGCTCCCATGAATGGTGTAAAGCCTATATCCCATGGCACGAAGGTTTAACTTTCGACATGATTTCGTGGCAGCGGGCGTGTGACACCAACAACGACGGCAAATACGACGAAAATGATGACGGTTGGGGTGAGTAATGCTTGAAGCATTAATCGGCCCCGTCACGGGGCTTCTCGACAAGTTCATCCCTGACGCAGATGAGCGTAATCGTTTGGCCCATGAGATCGCCACCATGTCCGAACGCCATGCTCACGAACTGGCGAAAGGTCAAATTGAGATAAATAAGGCCGAAGCAACGCACAAATCGATCTTTGTGGCGGGCTGGCGTCCGGCAACCGGCTGGTGCTGTTCAATCGCCTTATTCTGGCATTTCGTTTTACAGCCATTGGCTACGTTTGTGATTGCGTACACGGGTGTGGAAGCGCCCCCGCTTCCTGAGTTTGACATGGACAGCTTGCTGACAGTGCTTCTCGGAATGTTGGGGCTTGGAGGTTTAAGGACGTTCGAAAAGACCAAAAGAGTGTCACGCGAGAAATGACGCCCGAAAACCTTAATGCTTGGCGAATCATCCCCAGGTTATTAATGCTGGCGATGGTCGTTATGACTTATCGGGTCGTCGAGTGGTTTATGACGCTGCCCGCGCCAATGCCCGAGCAGGCGGCGATGGTATCGGTTATGACCGGAGCGCTGACTGGGGCGTTTGGCCTGTTTTTAGGGAAAAAAGAATGAGCGCGTTTAAATACTTCAAGCTGAGCGATTTTAACTGCCAAGAGACGGGTGAGAACGAGATGGATCTTGACTTCATTATGAGCTTGGATGAATTGCGAGAAGCGTGTGGCTTTCCATTTGTCATTACTTCTGGTTATAGATCTCCCAGACACAGCCTCGAAGCTAAAAAAAGTTCCCCCGGTCAACATGCTCAAGGGATTGCAGCAGATATAGCGGTAAGTGGTGGGGCGCAGCGATGGACTATCGTAACAAAGGCGATAGAGCAAGGATTTACCGGAATTGGAGTAGCAAAAACCTTCATCCATGTGGATCGGCGTGATAGTTCTCCGATGCTATGGACTTACGTTTGACTATTAGCAGTGGTAATATAAGATATGGCTTACTCGGATACACTCGAACTCGTTCAGGGAGATACGCTGCCGAGGGTAGTAGTTACTCTGAAAGACGCTAGCGAAGCTGCTTCGGGGGCTACGCTCGACCCTAATAATCCCGATACTTGGGCTCCCATTGACCTCAACGGGGCCACTGTACGATTACGTATCAGGGAGCTTGGATCATCAACGGTCAAGTCGACTTTGACGATGACCATTAGTGATGCTGACAACGGGGTTGCGACGACAGATTTTCCTGCACCTGCGTTAGATACAGCGGGGATTTTCGAAGGAGAAATCGAAGCCACATTCCAAGACGGATCAATCCAGACAGTAGTTGACCTACTGAAATTAAAGGTTAGAGCCGCTTTCGGATGATTCGCGCTTTCATACAGCAAGCACTGCTTAGAGCAATTAGCGAGGCTAATGCACAGATTAGCCTTGCGGACGTTCGCACAGCAGAAATGATTGCTACAAACGTGCATTTGGACTCTGGATCGTTGTTTGTCGGTAAGATTATTTCTCTAACTGATGAAATGTTATTGGCCGATCTTATGCGAGTCGCAGTGGAAAAAGCCATTATCGATTCGGCAGGCAGTTCTGATCTTTACGTTGCTCACTTGTTCAAAAATGTTTCTGACGTGGTGTCCACGGGCACGGTTCTGGACGCCGCCGCTGTTCAATTTGCAAAGAATGTCTCAGAAATGGCTGAGGCTAGCGATAGCTTTAGTTTTGACCTCGATACTGTTTACGCAGACGCGTGGTCGGCGACTGATATAGCTCAGATATATTTTCAGCCTGCGTACTCAGACGCCGCGTCTAGTACTGACAGCTATCTATGGAGTTTTTCTAAAAATCTGTCAGAAGCTCCACAAATTACTGACGCGCAAATATTTACAGTCAATAAAAGTTTAACTGATACGCCCGTAGCTGCAGACGTGTTTTCCCGTGTAGTACAGTACGTGCGAACGTTTAGCGACTCAGTTAGTGTTGGAGACTCAATTTCTCCTTCAATAACTGAGGGCTTAAATCAGTTCCCCCAAAATACGGCGGGAGCAACAGACGTTGCTGCTTTAGGTTACAGCAAGTCTATTTCCGAAAGCCCGTCAGCAACGGATGTTCACTCTTACACATTCAGCAAGACCCTTAGCGAAGCCCCGTCAATATCAGAGCAGGTAGGCAAAACACCCAGCTTGGTTAAGTCGGATGGCGCGGACGCCGCTGACAGCCCGCTACTCCTGCTTGAGAAAAACTTTGGCACCGGCCTTCAGACAGGAAACACGGCAGAAGTTAGTGAGAGTACTGTGTTCTCTCTGTCTCTTGTCAGGACCGAAACGCCTTCGGTTGCCGACGTGTTCGCCAAGTCGATTTCCAAAGTTATTGCTGACACCGCTGACATCTCGGATGCGTTCTCACTTGAGGAAGTGGTTAACCCCAGCAACACAGCCAATGCGACAGACGCTGCTGCTTTCTCCTTCGGCGCGAACAAATCAAACACTTTCGATGCGGCGGATGCTTACGTTGCCGCATTCTCCAAGACCCTAGAAGACCCCGCTAACTGCTCCGACACGGGCGTTCTTCTGGCTCAGGGCTACGTCAGTAGCACTGACTATTTCAGCGACGACTTTGTCGGAGTCAAACGAACCCTAACCTAAAGGAACTAAGCCATGATCATCGATGGACTCAAAGCTAAGGGAACACTGGACATCATTGTTCGTGGCCCCGATGGAAGTATCAAAGACGAGAAGAAGGTTGAAAACCTGATTGTTGACACTGGACTGGACTACATTGCATCTCGCATGAGCGGTACGAGCGAGAACGTAATGAGCCACATGGCAGTGGGCACTGGCTCTACTGCTGCGGCTGGCGCTGACACTGCTCTCGGCACCGAGCTGGATCGTAACGCCTTAACCAGCACCACGGTTACAGATAACGCTATTGCATATGTTTGTAGCTGGGCCGCAGGTGACGGAACTGGTTCATTGACCGAAGCCGGTATCTTCAATGCCTCTTCAGCAGGAACGATGCTCTGCCGTACGGTCTTTGGGACCGTCACAAAAGCTGCTGATGACAGCATGACCATTACGTGGACTATAACGGTCTCAGCTTCCTAATATAGGAAAACACGATGGCAACCATTGTCACTCGTAGTGGAAAGGGTTCACCTCTGACTAACACAGAGGTGGACTCTAATTTCACTAATCTGAATACAGACAAGATCGAGGACGCTCCATCTGACGGAACCACTTATGCCCGTCAGTCTGGTGCGTGGACGGCGGTTACTGCTGCTGCGGCTACGATCACAACGTCTAGCACAGCACCGTCATCTCCATCTGATGGAGACGTTTGGTATTCAGAAAGTAATGGCGTTACTTACGTGTATTACGACGATGGAACATCTTCGCAGTGGGTGGCTACTGGTGCGCCGACTGGTTCGCTAGGTGGTTTCAGCAATTTGTCTGAGATGAGTGACGTAGCAATCACGTCTGTCCAAGATAAAGACATTCTCGTTTATGACAGCGGCGCGTCCAAGTGGATAAACGAAACGCCTGTCATTGAGCAGTGGGAAAGCGGAACGTTGACCTTCGGCGCGAGCACAAACTCCGTTGTTAGTTCAGGTTGGGCGCGGCAGACAAATATTAACGGCGCAATGACGCAGACATCTGGTGTGTTTACCTTCCCTTCTACTGGTCATTGGCTTGTTAGAGCTGACTTTTCTTTTTATGGCACTTCCTCCTCAAATCGGACTGCAGCAATTCTTGGGGGAAGCATAGAAAAAACTACAGACGGCTCGACCTACTCGAACCTCACTGGAAATAGCTTTGCTGATAGATCACATCAGACTAGCTCTTCTAACACGGCGGAGCATAATTCAACAGCCACGCTTTCTTTTGTTTTTGATGTAACTAGCACTAGCACACATAAAATAAGGCTTAGAGCCAAATCAGACTCAAACGCTGCCTCAAGTGACAAGTTAGATGTCCATGTGCTGTTTCAGCGACTAGGGGCAACCTAATGGCTACGGTTGTCACAGTATCAGGTAAAGGCTCGCCTCTCAGCGCCACTGAGATGGACGCAAACTTCTCTAACTTGAATACAGACAAGTTAGACGACGCGCCCTCAGATGGTACGCAGTACATAAGAGAAAACGGGTCGTGGGCTAATTTAGTTGCTGATTCATTTATAACAACCTCGTCTACCAAGCCATCAAACCCTATCGACGGTCAGCCTTGGTTCTCAGAGAGCAATGGGGTGACGTATGTTTACGACTCAGCGTCGGGTGACTGGGTTGCGGTGGGAACATCGTCTGGAGAGTCTGGTGTCCACTCTTTAGCCGCAATGCAGGATGTAGGCTTCACCTCCGCTGCAGCGGGCAGCTCTTTAAGTTACGAGAGCACGTCTTCTGACTGGCTAACTTCTGATAAAAACAGCTTTGTTCATGGTGTTGCGTTTGGAACTTATACCCTTTCGGCTGGAGCGTGGCTTGTTGATGTGAGGATGTCTATCGGAAAAAGCACGGCGTCTGGTGGTGTCCCCAGCGCCTCAGTACGACTGGAAACTAATGACGGAAATGGGTGGGTGACGCAGAACCCATACGACTTATGGTTCGGGGGTTTTGCAGCCACGGCAACAATTCGTGATAACTCGGCAGATGAGCCTTTAGAAGGCGCTTGGGTGCGGCTTGTGTCTGTTAGCAGCTCTTATCAGATCAGGACTAGTTATGACCAATTTAATAGAACGGGCGATATTTCTGCTGAAGTAACAGCCGTCAAGGTCGGAGACGTTTAATGAATTTCCCAGACAACCCATCAGGCGGCGACCTTTTCAACGGATTTATCTATAACGCCACACTCGGCGTGTGGGACGTTGCCACATCTGACGGATACTTCGCTGTTACCAACAATGCTTCCAGTGCTTATGTCTTCAACGGATTCGGCACCGATAGCGACAGTAACCCGACGCTTTACCTGCACAGGGGTAAGACTTACGAGTTTGCAGTAAACGCCACCGGCCATCCGTTCTACATCAAGACGGTATCTGGCACCGGCACGGGCAACGCTTACTCCGATGGTGTAACCAACAACGGAACTGCCAGCGGGACGATTAAGTTTGTTGTTCCGCAGGACGCGCCGTCTAAGCTTTATTACAACTGTTCTGCTCATGCTGCGATGGCAGGGGAAATTATCATCCCCAGGGCTGCACAAATTGATGATCTTAGTGATGTAGATACATCGACGACAGCGCCGACTGATGGGCAGGTTCTGACTTGGGACAATGCGAACAGTAAGTGGGAGCCTGCTACAGCGAGCGGCGGCATTGCGCTGACTGACATTTCTGTTACGACCAACACCGCAGGCACAGCGGCGCTTACATATACCAATAACACCGGGGTGTTTACTTATACACCTCCTGACTTATCGGGGTATCTGACAAGCATTTCAGGTCAGAGTATTGAGGACTTGTCTGATGTAAACACTATGGCCCCAACAGACGGTCAAGTGCTTACATGGGACAACGCAAACAGCCGCTGGGACGCGGCCTCGCCATCGGGCGGTAGTTATAACGACGCCAGTGTAGATACGCACCTCAATACCAGTACAGCCGCCACAAACGAAGTTTTAAGTTGGAACGGCACAGATTACGATTGGGTTGCACAGTCGGGCGGTGGCGGCGGGGCGTCTGTAACCACCGCAGATACAGCACCAAGCTCCCCGTCTGATGGTGATCTTTGGTACGACACAACCACTCTGCGGCTTTACGTTTACTACAACGACGGATCTTCGTCGCAGTGGGTCAAGGCTAACCCCTCTGGTTCCCGCGATTCCAATACATCTGTGGCGATCCAAGAAACTGCGCCGAGCAACCCCAGCTCGGGGGATATGTGGTTCGACCCCAACGCGCTCAAGACCTATATCTATTACAACGACGGCGATTCAGATCAGTGGGTTCAGGCCAACCCGACAGGCGGCGGTGGTTCAGGGTCAGGCGGAGCGTCCGTCACTGTCTCAGATACGGCTCCTAGCAGCCCGTCCTCGGGAGATCTTTGGTGGCACAGCACCGACTTGAAGTTGTACGTCTACTACACCGATGGCTCGTCTAACCAGTGGGTACAAACAAACCCGTCCGGCACTGTCTCTTTGGGTGTTGATGACTTAACTGACGTAGATACAACAACTGCTGCCCCATCTACGGGCGACCTATTGCAATGGAACGGAACTAATTGGGTGCCCTACACGCACACCAATGGGATTACCGAAATAGATCAGTGGCGACTTACTGCGGATTTAACCTCAGACGCTGACCCTATTAGCGCGAACCTTGAA